TCAGAGGCAGGGTTCCAACAACCGCACGATACCGTTCGACTTGCCGGGGCCTAAGCGCACTTCGACCATCGACCCTTTCACGGAGCGGTAGATGTCGACGGTAGCGGGTACGGCTCCCCATGCGTCCGACTCGGCTACGAGGCGCTGCCCTTCACTCACGGGCTCGCTGCGCACGCGCGGCCACACCGCCCGCAGCGCAGGCGACGCACAGGTCACGATGGCATCAACGGGGCGAGCAGAGAGGAATATGGCGATGGGTGGCGAGGTGGCTACGTCGCCAGGGGTGGTGCAGCCGGCGCACGCCATAACCAGACACGCGGCGAGTAACTTCTTCACAGTGAGTCCCTTTTCACGATGGTTCGCATGGTCCCATTTATACAGATGCGCGGCGAGACCGAATGCATGCGTTTTTCGGCAATTCGAATGTCGTCCTCGCCCACTCAGCGGGCCTCAAGCGCTGCGATTCGATCCACTGCAGCTCCCAGCGCGGCCTTGAGGTCGGCAATGTCGAGCGCGTTATCCATGCTGGCCTCCATGGCCATGCCGACGTTGTCCACACCCAGGCGCTTCACGCTCGGATAAGTGACGAGGTCGGTGGTGCCCTCGACAACCGTCGCCGGCGGTGTGTAATCGATCTCGAAGACGTGCCGCGGACAAATGTCTTGGGCGACCTGCGCCACCACACCGGACTGGTGAGCGCCACCGTAAATAAGATCCCATTCGGCAAATGCCTGGGCCAGGGAAAGCGCCATACCGCGGGTGACCTGGCAGGGTTGGATGTTCTTTTTCAGCCGCTTATCCGACGGCGTTACGGTGCCGCTTGCGGTGATATTCCCGTTAACCTTCATGTTGCCGCCGAAGGTGTAACCCGTGGCGTTGAAATACAGGTCGCGAAAAGCACTGTTTGCGCCGTTGACGGCATCAATGCTGGGGTAGCCGCTGGTCTGCCGGAACAGCAGGCGGTGATCGCCGGAGCGGCTGATGAAGTGAAAGACGGTCGCGGCCATGCCGCCCTCGCCGAAGCCGCTGTTGTCGACGTTGACGGCATCAATGACGGGCACGCCATTCGAGGGGCGAATCAGCATACGTCCATTCGCCGTCATCACATCGAGGCTGCCGGCTGCCGCCTGCGCTCCGCCCACGGCAAGGTTGCCAGTGACGGTGCCTCCGCTCTTTGGAAGGGCGTTTGTCGCGAGGGGATACAGCTCGTTGAAGTTGCCCTCGATCTTCGTAAACGCCGCGGTCGGGTTATCTCCACCCTGTGCTAGAGGGCGGAAATCCAAATGCTGCTGAGCCATGTGAATTCCTAGAGGTTCGTGATATCGATCAGCATCGCCTTGCCAGCTGGCGACTGCGGGTATTGCGGAAGCTGCGAGCCCTGAAAAGAGGTTCGAGCGCAAGTCATCGAAGTGCAGGTGAATCCGTCGTTGTTGGCGACCAGTCCGCCCAACACCATGACGGCGTCCCAGTGCCAGTTCTGCCCTGGGTTGGGCGGGTTCGGAGGTGTGACGAAGTACGGCGAGGCGACGCCGGTCTGCACCATGGAAACCGCATAGGTGGCAGCGGGATAGCCCGTCACGGTCTTGGTAGTGTTGGCATCGAAGTCCACCACGCCGCGCACGCGCATGTACGGCCACATAAGGTCGTAGGTGAGCTTGCCGTTCTCGTCAAAAGCCTGGGCCCCGAACTTGGACCCGGTGTCGCGCGGGCGGTCGAACACGTACCAGTTGAAGGGTGTGCCAGCGTTTCCCGACAGAGAGAGGAAATGGTATGTCCAGGTGTTGCCGCTGTTCTCCACGAACCACAGGGCCACCGGGACGGGCGAGCGATAGGCGATGATCGGGAACTCACCGCTGACCGTCACCGACGCAGAACAGGAGGCGTTCGGCGGTGTGGTGGAATCCTGTCCAAGCGTTGCGGTGCCCTTCTGCACCAGCGCCATGCTGGCAAAGTTGGCGTCCACAATGACCTGGCCGCCATCGTTGGACACCTCGAATCCGACCGGCATCAGTAAGTCCCAAAGATGATACGGAAAGGCAGCGCAGATCCGGTGTAGGTGATGGTCGTGCCGTTGATCGTGCACTGCGGCGTGGTTGAGGCAAGGGTGATGCCTTGCGCTACCTGAGCGAATGCAAACGGCGTGCCCTGTGACAGAGATGGGTGGCTGACGGTCCCTCCACCGGAGGCGCCAGCGACAATGCCGACGACGCGGCCGATTCGATCCGTAACCGAGACCAGCACAGCACCGGCCCCGTCGTAGGCTTCCATTCCGATAGGCATCAGTCCCAGCTCCCCCATCGATAGCGAAGACGGTTGTTCCCATCGTAGAGACGCGCGCCGCGCCCATCGCGCTCCGTGCGCCAGCCATTGCCCGAACCTCGGATAATCAGCTGCCCATTCGGGTCGATCTCCCACAGGGCGTTGCCGTTCGAATCGCTGGCCCCCGAGCGCAGGTAGGCGATCTTCGCTGTGGTGATCGAGGCATTACGGATGAACGCGTCGTCGATGAACGTCTGCCCACCCTGGATGATGAAAGGTGCGCGTGCCACGGCCGTGCCGCTGGAGGCATCGAAGACGGCGAACGTCGCTGCGTTCACCAGCACCTGCGACGTGACCGTGCCGCCGGCATAGTCGACGCCGATGGCGACGCCGGCATAGTAGGTCTGCCCGTTTGCGGCCACGGCCACCTTCGTAACCTGGCTCGCTGAAACCTTGCCGTTCAGGTTTGCCGTCGCGGTCTGCACCGTTTGGATCCGCGCGTCGTAGCCGCCCACCGTCGCGTACACCGTGTCGATCCGCTCACCCAGCGCACGGTCGTTCTGCACCTGCGCGATCACGTAGCTGTAGTAGCCCGCGCTGGGCATCGTGGTCATGTTGCCTGCCGAGCCGTCCGAAGCATCCGTCAGCTGGCCGATCGACTTCGGGTTCAGCTGGGCGAACACCGCATCCGTGCGCGTCGCCGTAGCTTGCACCGTGGACCCCAGGTCCGTGACCTTCAGGTTCGTGTCGTAGATCGACCCCACCATCCCCGCCGCGGTCTGCACGCGGGCGCCGATGTCGCGCCAGTAGGTGGCGTCGGTCCCCGGCGCCGGGCCATTCGCCGGCACGGCCTGCACAGCCCGGTACAGCCGATCGTCCTTGCCGACGATCGTCCCGACCGCGTAGGCGGTTCCAGCGGCCCAGGCCGGCGCCTGGATGAAAGCCTGCAGCTGCGCGATGGACTCGAACTTCGACAACAGGTCCTGCCCCAGCTGCGAGGCCGTGATCTTGCCCGTCAGGTAATCGAGGATCGTCGCGGCATCGCTGCTGCTCTCTCCGTGGATCGGACCAATTTCCGGGCCGTAGTTGCCGGTATCAGTGCCGCGCACACGCGCCCAGAAGTACAGCTCTTGGCCGGCCTTCAGGTTCGTGAGCGGGTAGCTGTTCGTGGGGATCGAGACCGTCGCCAAAGGCGATGCCTGGTTGCGCGCGGGGGTCGTGCCGAAGTAGATCTCCACGGCATCCGCGCCGATCAGGTTCAGCCGGGTCGGAAGCTGCCACGTCAGCAGGATGCCCATCACGATCGGCGTGGCCACGAAGTTGCTGAGGGCTCCCAGGACCGGCGGTGCGCCCGTGACGCCAATCGGCGTTTGATTCCAGGGGCCGCCGAGGCCGCCGGCACCATAAGCCCGGGCGCGCACGATCCAGTTTCCCGCGGGGATGCTGACCTGGACGCTGTTGGAGCGACCGATGCCGACGGCGATCCAGGTCAGCCCGTTGTCGTAGCTGATCTGGAACTCGTAGCTCGTGGCGCCGGGCACCGGATCCACATACAGCCATACCAGTTGGGTATCCGGATCCTGCTTGACGCCCACGCCGCCCACGGCCGGGGCCGCCGGCTGGTCCAGCAGCAGCGACCCCGACCCAGGCGGCGGCACGTTCACGTCGTTCTCGGCCACGTGCACGCTGTAGGCGTAATTCACCAGCGAGAGGCCGACCTGCCCCTTGCCATCCGGCCTCGACTTGACGACCAGGCATTCCTGGCTTTCCTTGTTGGCCGGGCCGAACTGATAAACCGTCCGCTCTTCGCTGTAGCCGTCGCCCACCCACAGGGATGCCTTCTGCGCGTCGGTCAGGTTCTGGAGCACCAGCGAGTAATCGCCCTCCCCCTTGGTGACCAGGTACGGGCCGTCCTGCGACCCGTTGCGCCTTGCCAGCCGCACATAATGCGACTGCCCGACGAACCACTGCGTGGGCTCGCTCGTGGTGAGCGTGAGCGTGTCCGGATCGTAGTCCTCGATGACGCCCGACTCGCCCCAGGCCGGCACGTCATGCGAAAGGCTGACCAAGTCGCCGTACTTCGCGATCAGCCCTTCCATCTCCGTCGTCAGCGACGGGAATTTTCGCTGGTCGCGGTTGCACGCCGCCATGTAGATACCCTCGCGCCACGCCTGATCGCGCGAGGTAATGCCCTGCATGGTCACGTTCTTGGGCTTCAGCTTCTTGCTGTCGCCAAGGGCGCATACGACGGTCTGCTGAGACCATGTGGCGGGGTCTATGTAAGACACCACAACGTGATCGGGCGAGTCCTGGGACGGGAATGCGTAATCGATCGAGAAGCTTCCCGCCACGATCTTGTCGGGAGTGATAACCAGCGGCACCACGTCGCGCGGCTCGTCGCGGATGATGTCGATCACCCCGGCGTAATACATGGGCACGGCTCGGCCTACCCGAGCCGCCGTGGACAGCGCGTCCCATAGGCTGACCTTCGTGTCGAAGACCCCGTCGAAGGTGTCGCCCCGCGCCGCCCAAACCCCGGCCAGGCGGAGGAGCCCGGCGAGGTTCATGCGGTTGTCCGCCCAGCCACGCCCGTAGGTCGTGTTCCGCAGGATATCGGCGATCACCCATGCCGGGCTACGCGTCGCCTGCGGGGCGCTCCACGAGGCGCCATTCCACACGGGCAGCTTGCGGGTGCCGGTGACGTTGATGGCCTTGGCCGTCGACGAATTCAGGTTGTTGGTGGCCTTTATACGCACCGCCAGCAGGGTGATGTCACCATACGTGCGCTTGCTCGGCAGGTAAGCGCGCATGCCCACCCAGCTCACGGCGTTGACCACCGTGCCCGCGCCCTGCTCCGTGTCGTAGGCGCGCGCGCGAACCTGGTAGCGGCCCTCCGCAACCGTGATAGGGAATGTTTCGAAGAGGCCGGGGGTGCGGTCGTCGCGCTGTACCTGACGAGTGACACCGGTCGACCAGTCGCCGATTGCGTTGCCCTGATCGTCAATGCGCCGGACCTGCACCTCCCACCGTGCAATGGCCGGACGCTCCTTGCCGTCCGAATTGAGGCGGTAGATGCCGCTGGCGAAGCCGATATCGACGGAAATTTGGGTCGTGGTGCTGCCGGCGGGGTTTGAGACGAACGGCCCGAGCCAGTCGCCCCCCTCGGAGGGACGCTTCAGTTCCAGCCCCTGCACGGCGTCGCTGGTGACGACGTTGTCGGGGAATAGGCTGACGGTGCCGCCGGGAGGGATCACCTCGTAATCGGCCTCGGCAAAGTCGCCGATGTCGGTGTCTCCGATCCGAATCTGCTCCACCGCGATATCGCCCTGGGTCACCGCCAGCAGCGAGTAAAGGGTCTGCTCGTTGTTGCGGAACTCGGTATAGGGCTGGGCGGCATAGTCCGGAGTCACGTTGAACCGGCCGTACATGACCGGAATGCTCTGCAGCAAGCGCGCCGTGTTGCTCTTGGCCCCGATCCCGTACGCGCCGCTCTTGTTGTCCGTGCTGCCCGACGGAGGCCTGGGAAGCGGCAGCACCGCGTTCACGAGTAGCGAACCTGCGATCGCCACCGCGGCACCGGCGGCCGTGGCCCCGAACGATCCGGCTACCAAGGCGCCACCGGCGCCGCCGGTCACCCAGGCCGCCACCACAGCCACGACGATAAGCGCGACGGTTCGGAGTCCGCCGCCGCCCTTCGGCAACGCAACGACCGTAATCAGCTCGCCGTCCTCGATGCAGCGCGACCACTGGTGTTGCAGCAGGAAATCGTTCGACCCGCTCGCCACCACGAAGTGCGACAGGCGGCGCATCTTCCGCCCGCGACCCGCGATCAGCCCGTGTAGGCGCAGCATGGTGTCGATGCGCACCCGGCGCGTCACCTGGTGGGCAGTGCGATTTACCTCGTGACGGAAGGGGTCGCGGACATGGACGAGCGTGGCGTGCATCGGTACTCCAAATGAAAAAGCCCGCTCATGGCGGGCCTTTGGCATATCTCGGTGTCGTTGTTGAACTGGCTACTCAGCCGCGTGGCACCGCACGAACGAGAGCCGCGAGAATCCGGTAAGGCGCAGACGGTCCATAGGCGTCCAAACGACCTGCCCGGCCGCCTCGTAGGCGTGCAGCACGCCGGCCTCGCCAGCTTCCAGGTAGACGCCGACGTGTGGGTCGTCACCACCACGCATGACCACAGCATCACCGGGCGATGGCTGATCTACGGTTTCCCACATTCCCGAGGCTACAGACGCGGCCCAGAGGGCGCCGAGATCGATCCCCAGGGGTAGGACTGGGACGGCCCGGCCGAAGTGCTTCCGAAGCACCACGCGGACCAGCCCCCGGCAATCAAAGGCTTCTGGGCCGTCAGCGCCTAGCCGGTACGGAAGGCCGAGGTACGGCCGCACGTCGGACGGCGTCATCGCACCAGCCCGGGGAAGTCGTCGGGCGTGTACTGGCGGCGCGGGAATGGGACATTCGTCACGTCGTCGAGGGTGGCCGTGAAGGTCACCTTCATGAGGTCGGCCGTGGCCTTGAGCACACCCATCTGGATCGGCGGATCCATCTGCGGCCCAGCAAGGTCGCTCAGAAGGTACGGCCGGTAGATCACGATGATGGGTTCCGACGACTGCGTTGCGGCCTCCAGCTGCTCCGTCATCACCCGGCCCACGTTGTCCACGGTGATAGTCAGATTGGGCGTCTGCCCTTCCTCAAAGCCGGGCGGTACAGCCTCGAAAGGCAGCGCGGTGAACTGGACAGTCTGGCCTGGCTGCACCGGCGCGGACGCCTCCAGGCCTGCGAAAATGTCCTGGCCGTCGTTAACGAAGCGGAGAGCCGTCGGGCTGTTGTCGTCGTCGACGAACGACGGATGGATGAACTCCAGCGTCTCCACGATGATCTCTCCCCGTGGGTTGGAGGCGTAGGCCTCCTTCATCGCCTCAGAAAAGTCAGCCATTCGGCACCAGCCTTGCGTAAGTTGAAAGGGAGAGGCTGATGTCGAACAGCTTCGATCCAGGCACCGAGGCTTTGGAATAGGTGTCCGTGAAATCGCATTGAACGAGCACCTTGCCAGCGGCGGTGATGACGGGCATCAGGGCGGCTGCGGCACCGCCCAATGCTTCATTTTCGAACCACGCCTCGAACGTTGCGACCTGCGACATCGTCATCCGATACCGTTGCTGAAATTCCGTAGCCCCGGTGATAGTGCGACGGCGGTTACGTGCGCGGCCGCTATCCATCTCGGTGCGCACGAAGGTCGGCTTCGGCTTGGCGTTATACCCATCGATCAGAGGTGCCGGCAGGGATGCGGGCCAGGAGGGAACCGTAGCCATCACAGGTTCGCCGCCATACTGGTGCCCATCCGCTGCGCCATAGCATTGCCGGTGCGGCTACGCCCGGAAGCAATCTTATCGGCCATGCCCGCATCCACCGCGTCGATGATGAAATCCAGGCTGGGCATACCGTTCTGTCCCCTACCCTGCTTCTGCGTGACCTGCACGCCAGCGTTGTTGATGATGTTGACCGTAAGGCCTCCGGGAAGCCCCGAACCGATCGACGAACTGCCGCTTCCTGCCGGCGTGACGTGCCCGTCTTGGCCCGACAGTAGGTACGTGCGACCGCCCGACTGATAAATCTCAGGGCGCCCGCCCTCCGCCACTTCGTAAAGCATGCCGCCCGCCGTCGGGCCACCGGTCGCGCGGCCGCCGCCGAAATTGACGTGGGTGACCTGTCCGTTATTTCCGTAGCTGGCAGCACCGGCACCGCCACTCGCGTCGTAGCCAAAAAGCGAACCGAGGACCTGGGTTCCGTACTGAGCCAAGGTGCTCAACCCACCGCGCACCTGCATGCGCAGCATGTCCTGGATCACCGAGTTGGCGAAGCTCGTGAAGTTCAGTTTGCCCTTGACGAGATCGTCCTCAAGCTGGCTGAACGCACTGGTGAAACTCGCCTTTGTCTGCCCAGCGACGTCAGCAGCGGAGGCTGCATAGTCCTCAAAGGCAGCCTGTGCACCGTTTCTCCAATCCCCTTCGGCATCCAGGCGGGCCTGAACACCAGCGCGGTAGATGGCCAGCTCCTGCTGCTGGCTGGCAACCATGCGTGCGACATCGTCGTTGTACTGGCTGGAACCGACCGAGCCGGCGGCACCTGGCTGGAGTCGCCCCGCCTCCTTGTCGTACTGCAGACGCTGGCGGTCGTATTCCTGGCGAATGCGCAACTCGTCCTGCAACTGCTGGGTGAGTTGCTGGCCGTGCCCCACGCTCGTGGTGGCGATGTCGTTGGCTTCAGTCTGCCTCTGGATCCTCGAGGCCAGTTGGTCCTGCAACGCGGCACTGCGCGCCGCCGCCGCAGCTTCCTGCTGGTGCAGCACGATCGACTTGGACAGTTCGGCGTTTGCCTGAGCCTGGGTCAGCATCCGCCGCTGCAGGCTCTCGGACGCGTGATTGTAGGCGTCGTTCGTGCCGCCCAGGATGTCCTGGAGTTTCTTCTCCTCCGGCGTCAGACGCTGGGTGGTGTCCAGCTGGGCCGCCAGTTCGTTGTGGGTCTGCTGCAGCGACTGGTTGAGGTTGTCGGCCTGCTGCTTCCACTGGCGTGCCTGAGAAGCCGCCTCGGATGCCGCTTTCTTCGCGGCATCCGCAGCGTCCAGCTGCTGGGCCGCCTTCAGGTTGGTGGCATAGCCGTCGTTCTCGCTCGTCAGCAGGTTGCCCTGCAGGCCAGGCGCCAGCTTCGCGATCTCGGTCAGCCGTTGGGCATGCTCGTAGGCCGCCTTCTGGGCGTTGTTCAGGCCGTCCGTAGCCGCCTTATCCGTCATCTGCTTGGTGCTGGCCGCAATCCCGTTGATGGCCGAACGCACGTTCGCCAGCGCGGTGTCCGCCGCGGCGATGCCCTTATCGGCGCCGGCCGACAGGTCGAAAATCACGTCCAGCAGCGGCTTGCCGCTGGCCAACTGGTCGATAGCGTGCTTCACCGAGTCGATGGACGGCGCGAGGACGCCGGCCATCTTGTTGCCCAGCGCGTCCACCGCCGTCGAGGCCGGGCCGATCTGGCCCTGCAGCTTCTCGATTCGGTCGTTGACCTGCTCCAGCTCGCGGTAATCGAACAGGTTCGCGAACGCGCCGCCCGCGGTGCCGCCGCTCCGGCTGGCGATGCGCGCGCGCACGGCCTCGGCCTGGTCCTGCAACGCCTGCAGTTCCTTCCGCTGGCCGGCGATCGCCTGGCTTTCCTGCTGGTACTGCTCCAGGCCCTGCTTGATCGACATCGAGCTGTCGAGCGTGCCGAAGGTCTTGGCGGTCGCCTCGGCCTCGGTGCGCACCTGCTGGATCGACTTCACCAGCTCGTCGGTCTCGTGCCGATAATTCTCCGACCGCTTCTGGGTGTCGTAGATGGCATAGCCCACCGCGCCGATGGCCGCGACCGCAGCGCCCCACGGCCCGCCGACCAGGCTCAAAGCAAGGTTGCCGACGCCGGCAGCGCCGCGCGCCACCAGCGCTGCCGCGCCCGTAGCGGCGAGCTGACGCTCGGCGGCTACCTCGGCCTCGGTTGCGATGGTGGCGGCGCCCCGTGCGCGGAACAGCGCCCCTTCAAGGGCGATCTGCTGCTCCTTGAGCGATACCGTCGCCTGGGCCGAAGCGTTGTACTGCACCTGGGCCCGGGTCAGGCTCGCCTGCGCCGCCGCCGCGTCCGCCGTGGCGATGCGCTGCGCCCGGGTGTTGGCCGACAGCGTCGCCGCGGTGCGCTGGTGGTTCAGCGTGGCCTGCGCCGCCTCATTCTCGGCGATCGCCTTTTGCAGGGAGGCCGCTGCGGCATCACGCGAGGCGATGGCCTGCTCCCGGGCAATGGTTACGCCGCGCAGCGCGGCCTCGTTTTGCTTGATCTCCGCCGCTGCTGCCGCCGATTCCGCAGCCGCCAGTTCGGTCGTGGCCACCGCGGCCGCACGTGCCTCGCGCTGCTGCTGAACGACCCCGGAGACGCCTGTCGCGGCCTTGTCCAAGCCGTTGCCGGCGAGCCGGGCCACCACCAGGCCCCCGGTAATGCCGGCGACGTCGGCCAGGTGCTCCAGGTTGTTCGTGACCAAGTTGATGCTGCCCACGGCGGCGTCGGCGAAGAGCCCGCCGGAAAGGTCGGCCTTGAGCTTGAACCACTCGGACGAAAGCCGGTTCAGGGCTGCGACCGGACCGTTGACCGCCTGCTCCGCGCCGCGCCCGGTGTCGTTCAGGGCCTGAATGAGCGCGGGCAGGAACCGCTGCACGGTGATGTCACCGCCCTGCAGCAGCTGGTCGAACGACTTGCCGGCGAGGTCCGTGCCCTTCGTCATCGCCATGACGGCGGCCTGGAAGCGAGGCACGACGCCGGGAATGGCGTCGCCCAGCTGCTGCCGCAGCTCCTCGGCCTGGATCTTGCCCTTGCCGAAAATCTGGCTCAGCGCGGTGATGGCCCGGCCGCTCTGCTCCGACGAGAGGTGCAGCACCGTGGACGAGCGCGCAAGACCCTCGAACAGGGCCATCTGGTCCTTCATCGAGACGCCGTTCGCGTTCGCCGCGGCGGACATCGAGGAGAAGCCCAGCGCCGAGGTCTGGAGATCCAGCCCCAGCCGCTGTGCCGTCTTGCTGACAGCGTCGTAGGCTTCGTTGGCTGCCGTGCCCGAGCCGGTCGCGCTCAGCAGCGAGTAATGGATCTGCTGGATGGCCTTCTGCGCATCCAGCAGGTTGTTGACACCAGCCTTGACGGCTTCGAACCCGAGGAAGCCGACGGCCGTTTTGTTCAGCGCCGAGATGCTGGACGACGTCGACGCCACGTCGCGACGGATCTCCGCCAGCGACGTGTTCGCCTGCCGCTGGCCGTCGACCATCGCCGCGCGGAAGCTGGCACTGGAGCCGACCAGGTCAGCCCGAATTTGCGCAATCGTCGCCATCTCAGCCCTTTGCTTTCACGCGTGCGCGCAGGTAGTCGTCGAAGTCGCCGCCCTCGGGCTTGTCAGCCTTGGGTGGGGCAACGGTGTTGACGAGGAAGTCGGACAGCTGGGCCTTGCCGCCGGCCGCCGCCGCACACACGTGCGCGATCTGGGCCAGCATCAGTTCCATGCCGGGATCGAGTGGGTGGATGCGGAGGTAGGCCATCCACTCGGACAGCTGCCGCGAGGTCAGCTGTCCGAGCAAGTGGTCGGGGTGGCTTACGCCGACGCGTTCACAGAGTTGGAAGAGGAGTCGCCGCTCGGGGCGGCGTCGGAGTTTTTTTCCAGCTCCTCGATGTCGTTCGCGCTGATCGCGTTGAGCTTGCGAGCCTCGATGAACAGCTTCTGCACCGTCGAGGCGGAAAGGCTACCCACGGCGGCGACCTCGTCGTCGGTGAACAGGCGCGTGCCCGTCTCGTCGACGATGCAGCGGACCACCAGGCGTGCCCGGGCCTGCTTCGGATTGAAGCGGGCCACCTCCTCGCCCTCGTCGTCCTTTTCGGTGCGGAACGACTCCGATTCCCACAGGTCGCGTTCGGCGGCCGACAGCTCCTGCAGGCGCACCGTGCCGCCCCATTCCTTGACGGGCACGTCCTTGGACTTCTTCTTGTCCGCGGCGAGGATCTGGTCTTTCGAGAGAAGGCCCATGGCTTACTTGTTCCCCGTGGATGCTGCGGCCACGTTCGCGCCGGCAGCCGGAGGGGCATAGGCTTCGTTCTTCGGACGCACGCCCGCGTTGAACGACTCGGGCTGGTTCGGATCCCCGCCGATCGACCAGCTGCCGACCTCGCTCTCGAAGGTGAACACTTCGCCCTGGGCGGTGGTCGAGCGGAAGTACAGGGTCTGCGACGAGCGCGGCGCCGTGTAGTACGCATCGCGCACGATGTTCTGGCCCGCGTCATCGACGACGCGTCGGCCGACGATGGTCACGTCGGTGACGTCGGCCAGGCCGGGGATGTATTCCTTCTGATCGCTGTCGTAATCGGTGACTTCCAGCCACTGCGCGGTGCCGGTGCCGCGCGGGATCGCCGTCGCGCCCGCGATCTTCGTCCACGCCCCGCCGGGGGCGATCGACACCTCCAGCTTCGTCTTCTGCGTGCTTTTTGCCTTGCTTACCATGGTGGTCTCCAAAAAAAGAGGCCGCCCGGGTAAGGCGGCCTCGAAGTACCGGCATGGCCGGCGTGGTCCCGCGGTTGCGGTTCTATTCCCAGGCTTCGACTTGGAACGAAGCCTTGAAAAGCTTGGTGTCCCCTTCGTAGTCGTCGGGGAGGTAGGTCAGGTCGCCGATCGTCACGGCCGGCGACGCGTAAAGGGCGGCGCGCGCCGACTCCAGCAACCTCTGCGCGGTGGCATAGTCGAGCGCGAAGGCATCGACCTGCACCAAGCCCGAGGTCGCGCCCAGACCGTCGGCATCGAACGTCACGTCGTCGCTGCCGCCGATGCCGACATAGCGGAGGTACGGCGCGGCCGTGCCCTGCGGGGCGACCACGGGGAAGGCAGGACCGGCGTCTTTCAGCGCGGCGTAGATGGCGGTCTTGATGCTCACCGGCGACTTGCCTCCGCTTCGATGGCTGCCAGCGTCACGTCGCGAGCGACCTCGACGGCCTCCTGCGCCTTCGCCTCGGACGCCGGCCGGAGGAAGGGATAGGGCGGCATCTTCGACGTGCCCGTCTCCAAGAGGCGGCCGACCTTGTTCGAGACGACCGAAAAGATGATGTCCTGGCCCTGCTGCCCCTGGCTCTTCGCCTTCGTTGCCTTGGCCGTGGCGCCGGTCTTCTTGCGCACGCGGCTGCGTGCCTCGCGCAGAACGACGTTGTTGCCCTGCCGCAGTCCCTTGGTCAGCGCGCGCTTGGCGCCCGGCCCCTGGATGTTCTGCAGCGCGGTTTCCAGTTCGGCCAAGCCCTGGACGTTGAGGTCGAAGTCATCCATGGGTTGCTCCCGAAGTGCACAGCACGGCCATTTCGCTGCGGTCGTTGCTGATACCGATGTTCTGGATGTCGTAGATCACGCCGTCGTGGTCGCCCTTGACGCCCACCAGGCGCATCGCGGCCGTCAGCGTGCGCGGACGCATGTCGAACCGCACCTGCACCGGCGCGATCGTCGTGCCGCTGGCCATGGCTTCCGCTGTAGCCCGCAGCATATTCGTGCGGCGCGCCCACACCTCCGCGCGCGGCTTCCATTCCGGGTCACCCACGGGGCCGCCGTAGTCCGGGTCGCTGGCCTGCACCAGTTCATCGACGCGCAGGCGGTGCTTCATCTGGCCTGCGGGGATGGTCATACGCCCAGCCCTCGGCGGTGAGGCCAGAGAAACGCCTCCGCGCCCATGGGAACGGTGATCGCTGCCACGGACGCGCCAGTGATGACGGCTTCGCGGTTGTTCCAGAGGCTTCCCAGGATCATGAGGATGCCCACCTTCACTTCCGCGTTGACGACCATCGGATCGGTGCCCGCAGTGCCGGCCGCCACGGCAGCATCAAGCGTCGGCTGGTCCGCGTAGACGTTGCGACCGAGGAAGGAAATCGCCCTGCCCTCGGCCGCTTCGAGATACACGCCCACGTCGGCGTCCGACGACTCGCGGAGGTGGCTGATCGCGATAGCGGTATCCACCAGGGCCATGTCAGTCCGCCGTGGCTTTGGTGAGCGCTTCCATCACGCCCTTGCGCGCGTCGTCGCCCTTCTCCTTCTCGGCGGCCAGCGCGGCGATCAGCAGCGCCTTGTCCGCGCCGGGGATGGCCGCGGCAATCTCCGCACCCGTGCCCGCGACGAACTTCTGCGCGTCGGTCAGCGGCGGCGCGGGCGGCGCGGGCGGCGTCGAGTCCTCCGCGACGGCGCCGGGAGCGGGTGGCGTGACGCTCTCGTCGCCCAGAATCTCGACAAGGCCCTTCTTCTCCAGCTCCAGGGCGTGCTTGTCGGAAACGGTGAACCGCGACCCGCGCACGCGGTTACCGTCGTGGTCGAAGCCGGTTTTTGCTTTCACTTCTTTCATGGGTGTCTCCCGCGGGGGCGTTGTCGCGCCCCCGCACTGTGGTGAGAGGGTCAGGCGCCGCCAGCGCCAGCGCCCGCGCCCTGCGCGAGGCCGGCGAAGTCACCCTTCACGAACGCCTCCGGACGGAACACCGTCAGCGCCACGTCCTCCTCGCAGAGGATCGTGACCATGTTCTTGACGAAGTTGTCGCGGTCCTGGTTGGACACGGTGATGTTCGCGTCCTCGCGGTCCCAGCCCATCGCACCCATCTGGAAGGCGCCGACCAGGAAGTCGGTGACGTCCATGGCCTTGGTGGCCACCACCGGGCGGCTCCAGAGCGTCGGCACGGCCAGGCCCTGCGCATTCGCGAACAGGTACGCGTTCTGCGTGGTCTTGGTCAGCTCAATCGCCGTCCAGTCGATCGGGTTCAGCACGATGCCGTCGGCGTCGTACTCGGCCAGCGTGGTCTGCAGCATCGCCAGACGCAGGCGGTCGAGCCGGGTCTCTGCCTGCACCGTCACGCCCGGGTTCACGTAGGTGGACGCCTGGGTATAGAGGCCGTTGACGTTCAGGCCGGTGCCCGATCCCTTCAGCAGCTGCAGCTCTTCCTTGACCTTGAGGCCGAACATCATGCGGCCGTTGATGTATGCGGCCAGCTGGTTCGCGTCACGCAGCACCTGCTTGGAGGCGCGGATCCAGTGAGCGATCGTAACGACTTTCTCGGAATCCGGCTCGAAGTGGATGTCCGACTCGGGCTTCGGGTCGGTCGGGTTCTCCGCGACGACGTTGGCGTTGTTCGTAAAGCCCGTCTCGCGCACGTACTCGATGGAATTGCCCTCAGCACGACCCCAGGGGAGCAGGTCGCGCAGGAACAGGCGCTGCTGTTGCAGGCCGACGACGCCGGGAAGGCGCTGCGGCACGATCAGGCTGCCGGCCGAGCCGGGATCGCGAGTCACCGCCGCGTGCAGCGGACGGTTCATCTTGACCGACATGCTGATGCTCGAGCGAACGGACGGATTGAAGCCCTTCACGTCGTCCGATTCCGCGACCAGCTCGCCCAGGGTCTTCTCGCGGGCGTTGCTGATCCCGCCGTTTTCCATCTTCGCGATCAGCTGCTCGGAGGCCTGCAGGCGGGCCTGCAACTCGCCCTGCGTGGTGAGCAGCTTATCCACGTTGGCGCGCGTCTCTTCCGAGAGCTTGGAATGCGCCTTGATATCCTTCTGTGCCTGGTCGGCGTGGGCCTTCAGGCCATCATTTACCAGCTTCAGGCTGGCGTTGATGGATTCGATGTCTTTTTCGACGCTCATGCGTTGTTCCTCGAAAGGATGGGTAGGGATGCGGCAAGCGCCGCGGTCTGCGTGAAACCGGCCGCGTCGCGCGTGCCGTGATCGGTGGGTTCACCCCTACCGCTGCCGGCGGGATCACCCGCGCCGGACTTGATCTGGCTGATAAGGCGCATCGCCTCGGCCTTGGGCATGCCCGAGGAGCGCAGCGCGGCCTCCATGCGGCGCACGGCGGATGCACTCTTGCGGTCGTCCGCATGGCTGACCTGGTCGCTGCCCAGGATCTCGTCGGCGAATCCCTTCTCGACGCTGGCCGTGCCGCCCAGCCACGTCTCCGCGTCCATCAGCGACTGCATGGCGTCCGAGCTGTCGCCCGTGCGCGCCGCGTAGATGTCGGCCATGGTGTCGTCGAAGGGCTTGAGCGATTCGGCAAGCGCGGCGAAGTCGTGCCGGTTACCGATGCCCACCGTCCAGCAGTTGTGCACCATGAAGAAGGCCGCGCGGGCGATACGCACGTTGTCGCCGGCCATGCCGATGACCGAGGCCGACGAGGCCGCGAGGCCCATCACCTTGATATCGATGTCGCCCGGGTGGTCCAGCAGCAGGTTGTAGATGGCAAGGCCTTCGAAGACGTCGCCGCCGGGAGAATTGATCGCCACGGTGACGGGGCCTTTGCCCAGTGACCGCAGGGCGCCCGAGATACGCTTCGCCGTCACACCGTCGCCGGTCCAGTAGTCGTAGCCGATGACGTCGTAAATGCCGATCGTGCGCTCGTCGGCATCCTGTTCATCGGAGGCGCGGATGGTCGCGTCCCAGCTGGCCAGCGCCCGCGGCGAGATGTAGCTGCGCACGTCGAACTGCGGCCGGCCCGAGAGGGCCACCGGCATGGTTTTCATGGTCATTCGAGGTTCCTCAGCCCGGCGTGGGCATGTCCGGTTCGCGCATGAAGCCGACGAGCGCGGCGCGGAGCTTGTTCGCGTCGTCGGAAGTGCCCAGGGAATCGAGCGGGGCCAGGGCGGTCTGCACGGTGAGCACTGCGGCGTTGCCGCCCATCGGCTCGCGGTCTTCCAGCTCGCGCACTTCGTCGCGGGTCAGGATGCCGTTGTTCACCATCACCGAGTAGAAGGCGGCGCGCGCGGCGCTGTCGGAACGCAGCAGGCCTTCGACGGAGAATTTCGGGTAGTAGCGCAGGCGCTCGGCTGGGGTCAGCAAGTCTTTGCTGATCGCCTGCTCCATCCGCTTCAGCCAGGGGCCGAGTGTGAAGGTCAGGAACCAGATCATCTTTTGTTCGAGGCCCGTGCCCCAGTTACTGTCCTTGCCGCCGTGCCCGACCATGGCCGGATCGACGCGCAGGAACCGGCAAATCTCCTCGACGCTAAAGCTGCGCGACTGGAGCAGCTCGGCATCGCCAGGGTTGAACCCGATGGTGCCGAAGTCCATGCCGCCTTCGAGCACGGGAACATCACCCGTGTCGAGGGAGTTTTTCACCGCGTCGATCGAGTCGCGGTAGTCCTGGCGCTGTCCTTTTGTCAGCCACGTGCTGAGTTTCAGGAACCGCGTCGGCTTGAGACCCGACCGGAACACGCCAGCGGCCGTGTTCTCCGCGGCGATGGCCGTGCCGACCACGTTGGTGGCGTACGAGACGACCGATACGCCGGTTTTTCCGTCGATCGAAAACCCCGGAACCATCCAGATGCGGGACGCGGGGATCTCGCGCTGCCGGCCGTCGTCCATGGTGTACAGGTAACGCTTCGTGCCGTCTGCGTTACGCATGGTCGAAAGGCGGTCGGGGTGCAGGAAGTCCAGCCCAATCAGCCGGCCCTGCCCGTTGACGAGCTTCTCGGTGTGCGCCTTGCCGCGCATCAGCATGGCGGCAATCGTCGCTTCCCAGTGAACGGCGGCCGTGGTGTCGGCGTTCGGCTGGTCGTGCAGCACCATCTGGAGCGGGTGATCGGTCGCCACGCGCTTTCCTGCGCTGGTCTTCTCGTACATGTTCAGCGGCAGGGTGGCGATCGTCTCGGACACCAGGCGCACGCACGCCCAGAAGGCGGAGAGCTGCAGCATCTTGTCGGGCGTGACCACCACGCCGGCCTGCGACCGGCCGCCGACGAGGTCTGTCCAGCCGGTGGGATCCGTCAGTGAGAGCGGGATGCCGAGCGCCTTGAGCACGAGGCGCCGCACCGCATTGGGCTTCTTCGGCTTGATCATCGGCCGGCCATGATCGGGTTCATCAGAAATTCCTCGAGGCCGCCGCGGGCTTCCGGGTTGAGCGCCATCAGCGAGACGGCATTGAAGGTCGCCATGAGCGGGTCGATCTTGGCCGAGCCAGCGGCTTGCTTCGTGATGTACAGGGCGTTGCCGCGCTGTTCGGACTTGGCATTGCCCACGCACCAAGTCATCAGCGGCTGACCGCCGTGCCACATCGTGCCGGCGGCAAGGCGTAGCTCCGCGGTCTTGATCGCGCCCTGCAACTTGTAGTTCTGCTGGACGCCGACGATCTTGTCTTCGGGGACGCCTGCCACTGCCAGCCCGTCGAGAATCGTGCCGAGCCCGCTGGGGTCGACACCGATCCTGTCCAGAAGGCCGGACTGCTCGACCTGGGCGACGTAGCCGGCCAGCTCCACGACGTCGTCGCCGACCCTGTCCACGAGGGTGAGATCGCCGTCCTGTGAGTAATCGTTGAGCTGCGCGGCGATGTCCGTGCGCCGCTTCAGCACCGACGGGTGAGCCCAGGCGTGGGTCCACAGAAGCCATGCCCGGGTGACCTTGTGCCGGCCGAGGACGGCGAAGCCGAGGAGGTCGTCCAGGCCGCCGCCGTCGATCCCAACGTCGATCACTTCGGAGTTGGTGATCACGTATTCGAGCGAGACGTCCGCCTGTGCCTGGACTTCCCAGAATTCCGCGCCCGCCCACCGATCAGCGCCGAGGCCGAGGCCAATTTCGACGTTCAGGTGCTTGGCGATGAACTTCTGGAACGACCCGTCCGTCTTGTCGGCGAACTGCTTGAGCTTGTCCTCGATCCACTCCTTGTTGACGGAGCGGCCCAGGTTGGGGTTGGTGATGTAGAAGTTTCCCGGCTTCAGGTAGGCCTTGGCCTTAACCATGTCAGCCGGGAATTCGTAGATGACGCCCAGCGACTTCGGATCGACGATCGTCCCGTCGCGCACGGCGCGGTAATACTGCAGCTTGTCCTTGAAGACGCCGGCCGGAGCTTTATCGCTCTGCGTCGACAGCAGGATGACCCAGCCCTCGTCGCGCGACACGAGGCCGCCAGTGGCCTCCATGAGCATGGCCTCGGCGTTGGCCCGGGTGCCGAAGAGCCAAAGCTCGTCGATCAGGATGCGCCCCGACTTCTTGCCCGAGACGGTCTCCGTGTCCGCGGCCACCACCTTGAGCGACGACCGCATGGTGCGATGGGTGATCGTGCGCAGGTGGTCCTGCACCTGGAACAGAGCGCTCAGCTCGTCGTCGAGCCGCACCATCGCCGCTGCCGGCTTGTAGCTGTTGTCCGCAACCTCCTTCGTCGGCGCGAGAATGAGGTGCTCCTCTTCCTCGCGCCAGCCGATGATCAAGGCCGTGAGCATGATGCCGGCGGCGATCGTCGACTTGGTGTTCTTCTTGCTGATCAGCAGGAAGAATTCTCGGATCAGCTGGGCGCCGGTGGCGGCGTCATAGGCGCCGAAGATGGCCGCCACGAAGTCGAACACCCACTGGTCGCTGCACTCACCGAACGTCGGCTTCCCCGCAAGGTCGGCGACACGCAGGCCCTTGAAGATGCTGAGCGCGTACTCGGCCTCGTCGGGGTAGATCGGCGCCGGGATGATCGACCGCCCGTCCTTGAGGCGCTCGGCCCAGTCGGGGCAGGCCGTCGACCAGCGTGGCGTGCCGTCAGCCATCAGTTAGGCCGCCGCGCGGATGCCGGCGGCGGCCGCGGTGCGAAGCGTCCGCCCGTGATGCCCTCGGCCTGTTTCTGCTTAGCGTCTTTCTTGCCGCCCTCGCCCAGCTTGTGGTGCGTGTACTGCACGGCAGCCACGGCCGCGCGCACCTGAGTCGCCGAGGCCGGCACCCTGCCCAGCGCGATGTCCTGCAGCAGCTTTAGCATGTCCATGTCGGGAAGCGGCGTGGTTGCCGGCTTGTCGCAAGCCGTGCCGCGCGTCTTACGCGGGGCCTTGGCATTTGCTGATTTTTCGGCAGCAGCCTTCGCTGGCCGGCCAGCGCCGGAACGCGCGCCACCCGCGTTTTTCCGCGGGCCTCCGCTTCGTCCTTTCACGCCTGCCATTTGCTGAAATCCACTTCAAAAAGGGGAAAAAATCTCTACGTGCGGGGGACGGCTGTCTAGAAGCCGGTGAGTCCCGACCTTTCGACCCACCCCTCCCCTGCTGGTCGGCCAACCTGAACAGGCCTTCACATTAACTTAACATATCGTTCAGTTTCGGGTGACCGATGCGAACGGTTCGCGTTTGCGGTGCGGTCACCGAACCTGCCGTGCCTCGTGCTCCTCACGCTGCTTGTCGCGGGCGTGGTGGGGTGTGCACAGCGGGTCCCAGTTGTCCCTGTCCCAGAACAGCTGCTTGTCCCCTCGGTGTGGGATGCGATGGTCAACCACCGACGCCCAGGGCACGGCGATGTCACGCTCGGCGCATTCGAGGATGACCTCGGCCTTGCCCTTGGACGTGATCCCCGCCTCGGCCAGGCAGCGCACGCAGAACGGGTGCTTGGCGAGGAAGCCCGCGCGGGCCTGCTGCCAGGCATAGCCATACCCACGCTCGGTGCTGGTCGCGTCTACCGCGCGCCACGAGCCCGGCTCGACCGTCTTCAGCCGCGAGGGAGGCGTGGCGACGCGTGGGCCGAGCGTCTTGAGCTTCGTCATCGGTCGAGGAACTCGCCGTCCGGGTCACGGCGCCGGTTGCCCTCGCCGCCGTACGTCTTGGGGCAGTACGTGGCCGTGTGCTGCTTGCTCCCGCAATAGGTGCAGTGCAGTTGCGCCCGGGCCGTGCTGCCGCCCCACGTGTGCGGGCACAGGGCGTACGGGTGAGGCTTGCCGCAGTAGGTGCACCGCACGGTCATGGGGCGTCCTTCCGGCACTCGGCCGGCGGGGTTTCATGGTTGGCCGTGGTGATCCACCAGACCAGGCAGCGCAAGCGCGCGGCGCACTTCTCGAACGCCACGCCCTTGGCCGTGCTGTTGTCGGTGATGTCGCGGACGTTGCGCGTTGGCACCAGCGCGGGCGCATCGCAGAGCTTCAGCAACTCGTCAGCGGGCTGGGCCTGCTGCACCACCGTCCGGCTTGTCACCACCGGCGTCGGGGCACGGGGTGCCATCGAGCACGCAGCCAAGGGCAGGAGGCACAGCAGTGTCCAGTAGGGTTTTCGCTGCCGCATTCGTCTTCTCCAGCTGGCGGACCTTCTGGCGTAGCGCATCGCCCTTGGTGTCGGCCTTGTCCAGTTCGTTGTGCAGACCTTCGAGCGCCTGGCTGTCGATCCGGCGCAATCGCGCGAGGTCAGCAATGGCGCGGTCCTGGTCGGCGTTGGCGCGCACCTGTTGGTCCAGCGTGCCGGACAGGCCGCCTAGCTTCTCGCTGAGGGACAGCGTGGTGGTTGTGAGGGACTTGGTGCGGAAGTACGCCACGGTGCCGTAGACGCCCAGCACGATGACGATAAGGATCAGCACGTACTCGATGATCAGGCGGGCCTTGTCCTTGACCAGCGACCATCCGCTACTCAGCAGGTTTGTCATCTTGCGAACTCCGGTTGAGGCCGAGCTTCTGCCAGACGAATCGCTGCATCACCTGGATGGTTGCCCGGGCGCCTAGCATCCCGAACGTGCCGGCGATGAAGGCTGTCCACACGAGGCTCAGTCCCCACGCCGAGCAAAGAAGGCCGCTTAGGGCTCCGACGAACCCTGCGGACATGAATTCGATAAGTGCTGCTGTCAGGGATATCGGCTGTTTCGCGTCCATGGCGCGCAGCACCGCGCCAGTGACACCACCGACGGCCGCGAAGGCCGACACGGCCAGTAGGCGGATCCATTCGATAGCCGACTGAGCCGGCGGTAGCTCGTTCACGAGGCACCCAATGCTTTCTTCGCCACCGCCCAGCGGGCTTGCCGGTCATCCCAGCCATTCGGCAGGCCAGTCTTCCGGTTCTTACCGTTGATGCGGATCGACAAACCGAGGAAATCGCCCGAGTCCGCGTAAGCGTTGAGGCCCTTGTCCGACCAGAACCACCCGGCGATAAGGGCGGCCAGCTCGGGCGCCTCCAACAGCTGCGGGTTCTTGACCAGGTCGATTCCCAGCGCCTTGCCGCCGCGCGCGTAGTTGCCGCGGCCGGTGAGCTGGATCACACCGCGGCCCATGAAGCGCTTGCCGTCGCCCGGCTGCGTATTGCCCAGGTCAGCGCGCCCTTCGTAGCCACGCTGCGCCTCTGTCGGAGCCCACAACTCACGAGTGAACGCGAAGCCCATCGACTCGTGCGCGCACTGCGCGATGAAAGCTGCCTGGCGCTTAGGCGTGTCGATGCCGAACTCGGCCATGGCATCGGTCATCGGCCTGGCCCACTGCTGGGCGCGCGGCAGCGAGATGCCGGCCGCCTTGCTGAGGGTCAGGGCGTCCATCGTTGCTCCGGAATAGGTTGGCAGCATCACCGTGGGGAGCGGTGATGCTGCCGGTCGTCCCCGCGGCAGGGACGAAAACGAAAAAGCCCCGGCGGTTGCCAGGGCTTCTCAGGTCGACGTGATGTCACGCTGCCCATTTTCCACAGATATATTGATCAATCAAGCTCGACGATCGTCTGCAGCATCTGCACCCGCTCGTGATCGGTAAGAGGCTCGTTGAAAGGGATGTGTAGCCATCCCGCGACGTGAATCTTCGCCAGGCGCAGGAGCTGACTGAAGCGCGTGGTGTCCACCGGGACGCCGACGCGGCGTAGCCGGCGAATCTTCTCAATGCGCGGCTGGTCAGGGTTCAGGTACTCGGCGCGCAGCACCATGGCGGGGGCGTACCCGGTGGGCTGGCATTCAAGGGCTGCGACGGCTTCGTGCACCTCGTCAGCCGCGGTGTGCTCCGGCTGATGTCCCAACCCGGACGGCGCCCTGCCCTCCCAGCGGATCAGCGAGGCCAGCCACGACCCGCTACTTCCGCCCAGGTGCTCCATGGTGCCTTCGCGGTATTCCTTCGCCCACTCATTGAGCCGCGCTTCCAATGTCGTTGATCGTCGCATCTTGTTCCCCAGGTTACTTCCGCGTGTCGTGCACGGCGCCAGCAGCGCCGATCTTCTTCGTGTGTGGTGGTCGCGGCTTACCGCGGGTCTCTGCCGTCGAGGTAGAGCGTTAAGGCTTGACGGGCATCGTCCCACCCGTTGCAGCGAAGCGCGCAATAGCCCTCGGCGGCGAGGACGGCCAGCCAGTATTTCTGCACCGCGGACACCGTCCCGCCCTTGGTGCGCTTCATTTCAATGTAGAGGCCGTGGAACTCACCCCGTGCGACGGGTAGGCACAGGTCTGGCACGCCCGCCTTGACGCCTTCCGCTGCCAGCTTCGCCGCGACGGCCTTGTGTCGGTGTCCGCCGTTCGGGATGGCGTATAGGAGGTTCAGTGCCGGCTGCGCGCCAGCGGCGAGCTTGACCCAGCGGAACAGCGCGGCCTGATCTTCGTGCTCGGTGGGGATGCGTACGGCGGAGCGCATCAGGCTGCCTCCGGCCCGAACTGCGGCGGCAACTGCTCGACCAGTCGGTTCTGGTATTCGAGCAGCTGGTCATCGGTACCGTAGAACTCGGTGAAGCGGCGCGACTCGCGCTCCAGGCTCGGCCCGTAGATGCGCGCGTGCTCCATGTAGCCCGTGTCGGCGAAGACGAGGCGCTTCGCCTGGTGGTGGTAGTGGCATAGGCACACGGTGGCGTCGTGCCCGCGGCGGCGGCCGCCCGACAGCAGGTGGTGAATCTCCAGGTCGCGGCCGTAGCTCGCACGCGCCAGTCCGTGATCGACCATGTTCAGGTGGCATGCCACGCAGCCGCGAGCACGCATGGCGGCCCAGCGCTCCCTCTGAGCCTTCGTCGCTGCCGGCCGACGGCCGGCCGACAAGCCCTTGTGGTTGTAAACAGCGGCGACCTCACCCTTGTCACCGAACTCCACCGTCACGCGCTGGGCGGCAGCCTTGATGATCGCCGTAGCGGCGAAGCCACGGGCAGACTTCATCGGCGTCTTGCGGAGCAGCGGCGTGCGCTTCACAGGTAATGCCCCACGCAGACCATCGCGGCCATGAGTACCAGGACGCAGGAGATCATGACCTCGCCCAGGCCAACGAGCATGCCGCTGTGACGCTCACCCAGGAAGCCGAAGATCACGGCCAGGATGACTAGGCGTATGGGCAGCAACGCCCACCAGTCGAAGGTGATGGTCATACGGCTCCCGATATCGGCTTGATGGCGCGCTGCATGCGCTCGCGGTAGGTGGCGTTGGTCTCGGCGCGCTTGCCGAGGCTCTTGCGCCAGAAGGCTTCGTACTCGGGGAGGCGCGCCAGCTTGTCACCGTCGACGGCCAGCCCGACCAGCTTGGGCGGTGCGCCGACTTCCTCGCCCGCCGCGTTGATCGCATGCTTCAACTTCGGCTTGAGCCCTGCCTCGCGCAGGCCATCGGCCAGCACCATCGCTGCCGGGAATCGAAGGCGGTTCGCCTCGCGCTCGCGGTCATAGCGCTGGCGGTCTGCCTCGATGCGCGCGAGCAGGGCATCAGTCATCGAAACCACCGTAAGGCGCGAAGTCGCGGAAGCGCATGGTCTCGGCCTGCCATGCGGCCCGAATGAAGCCGGTGGGGCCGTGCCGGTTCTTCTCCACGCTGATCTCGGCGATGCCCTTGTCCTGGCTGTCGTCGTTGTAGACCTCGTCCCGGTAAAGCATGAGCACCTGGTCGGCCTCTTTCTCGATCTCGCTCGAGTTGGCGAGGTCACCCATGTTCGGGCGCTTGTTCGGGCGCTTCTCGACCTCGCGGTTCACCTGGGCCAGGGCCACGACCGGGATGTCCAGCTCGCGGGCGATGTCCTTCAGCCCGATGGCAACCTCGCCCACCTGGTCGATGCGCGACATGCGCGGGTCGTTGCCCTTCACACGCTGCACGTAATCCACCAGCAGGCGCTTGATGCCATGCTTCTGCTTCCACCGGCGGGCGGTGCGCTGCAATTCGCCGATCGTCAGGCCGGCGCGGTCGCTGATCATCAGCTCGCGGCCCATCAGGTTCCCGACCGCGTTCGCCAGGCGCCCGAGGTCTTCCTCGTCGTGTTAGCCGTTGCGCAAGCGTGAGGCATTGACGCCACCCTCGATCGCAAGGAGGCGCGAGCCGATCTGCACCACCGGCTGCTCGGTCGAGAAAAGGCCGGCCGCCCCGTCATCGCCAAGCGCCATATTCAGCAGCAGCGCGGTCTTGCCCATCGACGGGCGAGCGCCGATCACGATCAGGTCGGAGTTGTGCAGGCCACCCAGCACGTCGTCCAGCTCGGTGAGGCCGGTGGGGATCCCGGGGATCTTGCCGCCGCGGGCCTTCGCTGCCTCCGCCGCCTCGTAGGCGATCGTCAAGGCCTGACGGAGTGTGTACTCGGTATTCTGCTCGACGTGCTGCATGCCCATCAGCTGGGCGATGCCGCCGTCCACCAGCTCGGTGGCGTCCTGCTCGACGCCGTAGGCGTGCTCGACCATCTGGGTGGCCACGTCGATCACTCGCCGGCGCATGGCCTTCTCGCGGACGATCCGGGCATAGGCATCGATGTTCGCCGCGCTCGGCGTGTCGTTCGCCAGCGTCATCAGGTACGTCGGCTCGACCGTGTCGAAGTCGTTGCGGACGAACCACTCGCCCAGGGTGATCGCGTCGCACGGCGTGCCGCGGCGGGAAAGTTCGAGCATCGCCCGGTAGATCATCCGGTGGTCGCGGCGGTAGAAGTCGCCCTCATCCAGTCGCGCCGACACGGCGTCGATGCGGTCGGGAGCCAGCATCAGGCCGCCCAGGACACTCTGCTCGGCGTCCACGGACGACGGAGGCACGCGCAGGCCCATCGCTATGGATTCGCGCATGTTCATCGGCGCAGCTCCTGCCGCTTGCGGGGAGCCTCGGGAGGCCGCTGGCCGCCAGAGCGCTGGCTGTGCGAACGGCGAATCCAGTTGCGCCAGGTCGCCGGCCAGTCGACCTTCACCGCGTCAGGCCCGGCCTTGGCCTTCCAGTAATCCCGGAACGTTTCGACTTCGACCTTCACGTCGATGTCGGGGCGTGCGTCTATCGCCCACCGCATGTCCTCGGTGCTCGGGTGCCAGTCGACCGCCAAGCGAGTGCCGCGGGTCTTCAACGGCTTGCCGGAGCTGTCCTCCGATGGTGGATCGATGGGTGGGGGCGCGCCAGCGCTACTACTCCCCTCCTCTCCCTTCCCTTCCTCTCCCTTCCCTTCCTCCGACGACACTTCGCGAATACTCGCGAGTGGTCGAGAGGGCTCGGGGAATTGCGGCTTGCTTGGCTTATCGATTTTCTGGTGGATCAGCCAGTTACTGATTTCGAGGTAGGTCGAGCCGTTCGATTCGTAACGCGTGATGCAGCCCTCGCGCTCCAATTCCGCCAGCCAGGCCTCGACGTCGGCCCTGGTGGTCTTCGCCACGCTGTCGGCGTCGTTGTCGTAGGGGAAAAGAAGGCTCGCGAGCATTCGAGAGTCCGCTCGAGTCCTCCCGTGGTCGTCGCAAATAGGCCAGAGGAGTATGAAAAGCAACCGGGCGTCTCGCGAGACGTTGCCCATGCTTTGCGACTGTGGGAACTCAGGTTTGATGGAACGAATGCGGGCCATGCCTACTCCGGATTCCGGGAAAGCGCAGACACGCAACCGACCGGATTCGGCTGTCCCCGGGTAGCTACCCCCGGGTTAGCGTGCTGCTGGTGGAACAAGGGAAGCTGGCGCGGCGGGCGATCCCAGCGCGACTGCGTGTGGTAGACGAGTTCAGCGGCGGTGCGCTGCTCGGGCGTCGGCCCATGCGCCAGCACCACGGGCACCACGGCGCACGCGAGCTGATAGGCATGGGACGGCAGGCTATTCATGGAGCAAAGGCCTCCAGCGCGCACAGTGCGCTGAACCAGAGGGTCCACTCGGCGGGGGTGAATCGCAGCGTTGCGCATTGGCGGCTCCGTGTTGGGAGCCCTCTAGGTATGTCATTCGAGTGCTGCGAACCACTGCGACCGCGACCCTTTTGCGCGGGAGGCTGGCTCGTCATCAGCCCAGCCGTACCTGGTTCTGGATCGCGGCGACCAAGTCGACGACGGTTTTCTGTACCTGCATGCCGGCGTTCGACGTGTCCTTCGCCTCGTTCGGCGTGATGACCCCGTCCTCGCGCGCCTCGGCGATCGTGCCGGCGAAGCTGCCCGTGGCCTGCATCAGCTGCAGCACGAGTTCGTCGACGCGGTGCTGGGCCTGCTCGCGCTCCCTTTCCAGTTCATCGCAACGCTGAAGCACATAGCCGTGCGCATGCGCCAGCGCGTGAAGGATGCGGTGGTCGGCGGCGACGGTCATCAGCAGGTCGGCTTCGGCCAGCGTGAGGTGGTTCCTGTCGTAGCCGGGGTTGACCTTGCCGCGAAGGAGCGCGCCGGACATACCGAGCCGCGGCGCCAGCGATTCAGCGCCGCCAGGGTATGCCTTCACCGTTGCCTGAGCTGCGTCGAGAACATTCATGAAGATGAATCTCAAATGGTGAGCCGCGTGGGCCCGATGGTTAGAGTCCTCGCCATGGAGATCACGACGAGCAGGGAATCAGGGGTGCAGGTGGCGCAGCGTCAGCAGCGGGATGCCGCGCGCGTGACGGGCCTCGGAAGGAAGAAGGCAACCGTGCGCATCAGCGCGATGAAGGCAACGAGGGTCAGGGCGTCGGTAGCCATGTCAGGCGACCCTCCCAGCACGCAGCCGAAAGACGTCGGGCTTCAGGACGAAACGAAGCTTCAGGTCCATCCATTCGGGCAGGGCGCCGTCGGGAAGCTTGTTGATCGCCTGGCGAGAGACGCCAAGTCCGCGGCCCAGAGCTGCCTGGTTTCCGTCGTACAGGGCAAGCGCCTGCTCTTTGGTGATTCGCGCCGTCTCAGTCATGGCGATAGTCAACCATAGTTGTCCATATGAGGTCAACTACAGGTTACTCAGGTTCGTCAACAATGGTTGACATGGGCACACTGGCGGAAAGGCTGCGGGAAGCCCGCAGGGACAAGAAGGCGAAACAGGAAGATCTCGCCCGGGTGGCTGGGGTCTCGAAGCAGGCCATCTCGAAGATCGAGAACGGCGGCACTCTCGAGCCAGCGATGTCCACCATGGAGCCGATCGCGCGCCTGCTAGGCGTTAGCGTCCGCTGGCTGACCGAGGGGCGGGCACCAAAGCATGTCGACGAAGCGCCGGCCGAAGAGGGCTGGGCCGATATCATCGGCGTGAGGCAGGCTGCGGCTTTGGGCGATGGAGCTGTGGCAGACGAGTACGCCGAGACCCATAAGCTGAAGTTCCGTGCCGAATCTCTGCGTCGCAAGCGACTGAAGGCGGACAAGCTGGCCGTTCTATATGGAAAGGGTGAGTCCATGGTGCCGACGATCAAGGATGGGGACGCCATCCTGTTCGACACTTCAGACGTCGAGCCCCGCGACGATAAGATTTATGTGATCAGCTACGACGGGGCTCTCATGGCCAAGCGGCTAACGGACCTAGGCGGGCGCTGGTTCATCAAGAGCGACAACACGGACGACCCGAAGTGGCGGAAGCCGGTTCCGGTCGATGAAACCAAGCACTTCGAGATCCACGGCCGGGTTCGGTGGATCGGAAGCTGGGAAGACTGAAGAACAAGGATTTCTAGTCCGATGGCCATTGAAAATAAGGATGCCGGCGTCTATGTAACCGTCCAAGGGACTGTAATCTCTGAAGATCAAGCCCTTGAATTTCTGAAAGAAAAGTGGGCAGGCAAAGAGATTTCCTGCCCGGTCTGCCAGAACAAGGTGTGGGACATCATTTTCAGCCCGGCCGGAACCGGCGCATACGCTGCCTTCGAGTTCTTTGACGAGCAGGGTGATCTATCCACGCGTGCTTCCGGCCCGAACGTACCGGTTTTCCTTACCGCATGCTCAAGTTGCGGATATATGCGTACGCACTCACTGATGATTGTTAGGAGTTGGGTCAAGGAAAAGGAGGATGGGCGGTGAGTGGTGACATCAGGCGGCAAGGCAACAACTTGATCTCCTTTCACGCGGAGAAAGCGAAGCGAAGTCCTGTTGACCCGCCTGGCGGCGGCGGAGATGATGGCGGCATGAACGAGCGCATGGCAAAACTCGAGGGGACCGTTAACACGCTCCGGGCCGAGATGAACGCGCATTCGGCCACGCTCACCAATGCGGTTCAGGCTGCCACTGCGACGATGGAGTCGTCAGTCCTGACATTGACATTGAGCCTACCTCGACAAATCGACGACCTCGACGTCCGACAGACCCAGCGGGCCAAGGAATTGGAGACGAAGATCGATGCGAATCGGGCAGCCAGCGAGTTGTCCCGCACGGCCTTCGAGGGGAGGATCGCTGAGAAAATCTCGTCGTTGAAACTCTGGGCAATGGGAGCTGTTGCCACTGCCGCGGTTGGCGCTTTGGTGTCGCTCGTAATATCAATTCTCAGGACGAGCGGGCATTAGCCGACCGTCTGTTGTGGATCGAACCAGCCCGCTTAGGCGGGCTTTTTCGTAATATGAGTGGACATTTACAAATGGGAGACGTGGTCCATGTTCAGTGTGCTGATGGCTCTGGCATTTGCCGCTTCGGGTGCGGCGAAGGTCGCGCACGCTCAGGCGAAGGCGCCACCCGCTCCTGCCACAGACGCCGAGCTTTCGACGATCAGGTCGACTCTGGACAACGAGTTGTATGACGCGGAAAGCGCTCGTCTCAAGGGCTTCCAAATTCGACACTACCAGCCATGGGAGCCCGACCACGCTGCCGACGCCTGTGGAATGGTGAACGCGAAGAATCGCTTCGGCGCTTACACCGGTTTCCAGCCTTACTACCTGGTTCTTTACCGTAAAGACGGTCGCGATCAGGGGATTATCCTCGGCAAGCCCGATTCACTGGCCAAGAAGTTCTGCGACGACCTAGGCATGTAACGACGGTAGACAGCAAGGCCTGATCGACTCCCCGCCTTGGCGGGGTTTTATTGGGCAGAAAAATGTCGACAACTGTGGTTGACTACTAAAAGACAACTATGGTTTACTTCTCCCACGCCACCACACGGCGATGGGAGAGGACGATGGACAACAGCAAGCTTGGCTACCTGCCGATTAAGTCGACTCGTAAGACCGTAACGGTCTCGCACAACCACACCGCCACCGCGATCTCGGGTTATACGGTCAACACCGATCCGGAGTACCGCGCCGCTGACGCCGACCTTCTCGGAGTGCACCTGGACATCGGCCCGGTGTCGATGGGGCTTACCTCCCAGGAGGCCCTCAACCTCGCCACCGCCCTCACCGAAGCGGCGCTGTTCTACCGCGAGAAGAAGGCCGACGCCCTCGCCCACTACGAAGCCATGGCGCGTGATGCGAAGGCTGGTGTGGCATGAGCCCCGAAAGCAAGAAAGTGGACTTGCTGCTCCTTCTGTCCGACCTGGACGGCAACACGTCAAACCTCAAGCTTAACGCCCGGGTGTTCCGTGCGCGTGCGGCGGTAAAGCGTCTGATCGAGGCCTGCGAGCCGTTCGTCCGCCACAACAGCAGCGAAGAGACCTTCGAAGTCACTCACCTTTCGAGCGCCAATGTCGCGAATCTGCGTGCGGCCCTCGCTGACATCCTGGGTGGCGCATGAGCACCCTCGACATGCGCCGCCGGCAAGCGCTGCACACCTACGCGTCCATCCAGTCCGCTCGGCACGACATGCGCGCTGGCGAGGCCGAGTTCCGCCGCTCCACCGTGCCCGTGCTCGCCAAGCCGCAGGCCGTGCGCAAGCGCACCTTGGGCGAGACGGTGACGCTGGTCTGCGAACGGTTCGCCGCCAGCGGCTGGGTGCTGCTCCTGGCCATCGTCTTCGCCGCCGCGATCCTCAATGCGCGCAGCACCGGGGCGCTGCCGTGATCGCCCGCGCCATCACCTGGCGGATGTCCGCGCCCTGCGACGAGAGAACCGCCGTGCTGCTGGTCGTCCTGCCGCCGGTCCTCCTGGCCCTCGCTCTCCAGCACTGAACGCCCGCGCCCTCCCCTCCCCCGGGGCCTGCGCGTACCGACGGCCGGCGGTGATCTACCGGCCCCCTTTTCATCACGCCGGCCTCGCCGGCAAAGGAATCCGCACCATGAGCGCCACCCCGACCCGTCTCTACACCGTCACGAACAAGGCCACCGAAGAGGTTCGCCTCGTCGATGCCAGTCACCCGTCTGTCGCCCTGGGCCACGTTGCACGCGCCGAATTCACCGTCGACAAGCCGACCTCCAAGGAAGCGGCGGCGCTCGTGGCGGCCGGTATCAAGGTCGAGAGCGCGAGCTGATGGCACGCGGCGTCAACAAGGTAATCGTGCTGGGCAACCTCGGCCAGGACCCGGAGACGCGCTACACCGGGTCCGGCACGGCCGTCACTACGCTCAGCATCGCCACGTCCGAAGCCTGGACGGACAAGCAGTCTGGCGAGAAGCAGGAGCGCACCGAGTGGCACCGCGTGAAGCTCTTCGGGAAGCTGGCCGAGGTCGCGGGCGAGTACCTGAAGAAAGGTCGCCAGGTGTACATCGAGGGCTCTCTGCGCACGGACAAGTACACCGACCGCGACGGTATCGAACGCTACACCACCAGCATCATGGCCAACGAGATGCAGATGCTCGGCGGCCAGCCCTCGGACCGTCCGGCAGACCGTTACGGGGAATCCCGTTTCGGTGGCGGCGAGCGTGCCAGCGGCAAGTCCGGGAAGGGCCGTGCACAGCGCGACCACGACGAGCAGCGCAGCCACGACACCCCGCCGCAGTCCAGCGGAGCCCCGGTGAACGAGGGCTTCGATGACGACGACATCCCCTTTTAAGCAGCAGCCGGTCTAGGCCGGCAAGGATTCCCGCGCGTGTACGTGACCGTAGACATCGACCCCAGCGACGTCATCAACGAAATGGACGCCTCTGCGCTTCGCCAGCAGGGCGTGATCCGGGTCGACGACATGGGCTGGGACGAGGTGGCTGCACGCATCCGGCGGCGCGACTTCTCCGGCGCGGCCGAGGCCATCAACGACATCGCCCGCAAGACCGGCACCTACCTGCCGCCCTTCGCCCTCGCCGACATCCACTGAGGATCGCCCATGTTCTTCCGCAAGCTCACCCTGTTCCGCTTCTCGCCGCCGGTGGCCGATGACTTGGCCCGGCTTCCCGGCGTCCTGCCCGAGCACGCCCTGCGTGCCGTCGGCCCCATGGAGCTGTCCACCCGCGGGTTCGTGCCGCCCCTCGGCGCCGGTACCGACGACCTGACCCATTCGGTGGGCCACTTCGTGCGCGTCACCGCTGGTGGCCAGGCCAAGCTGCTCCCGGCCTCCGTCGTCAACGACGCCGTCGCGGCGCGGGTCCAGAAGATCGTCGAGGCCGAGGGCCGGAAGGTCTCCGGCCGCGAGCGGAAGCGCATCAAGGACGACGTGCTCAACGAACTGCTGCCCCGCGCCTTCGTCCGTAGCTCGCGCACCGCCATGTACTTCGACTGGCGGGACGGCTGGATGGTGATCGACACCGCGAGCCGGAAGAACGCGGAGAACGTCCTGTCGCAGGTCCGCGAGGCCCTGGGCAGCTTCCCGGCCGTGCCGCTGGCCCCGGAGGAATCGCCCCGCCTGCTCATGACGCACTGGGTGTCCACGGGCGAGCTGCCGGCCGGCTTCGTGCTGGGCGACGAGATCGAGCTGCGCGACCCCGCCACGGCCTCCGGCGCCATCGCCCGCTGCCGCCGGCAGGATCTCGACACCGACGAGGTCCGCGAGCACCTGCGCACCGGCAAGCAGGTGTTCAAGATCGGCCTGGTGTTCGAGGACCGCATCAGCTTCGTGCTGGGCGAAGACCTGGTGCTCACCAAGGTGCGCTTCACCGACGTTGTGCTGGACGCGCAGGCGGACTCCCCGGTGTCGGCCGCGGCCGAGGCGGACGCGAACCTCGCGCTCATGGCCGGCGAGTACGCGCGCCTGCTGGCGAAGCTAGCCGTCGTCTTCAAACTGCCGAGGCCCGAGTGATGGTGGCGGCGGCGATCTACGCGAATGTCCGTGACCCGGCGCGCGACCAGGCGATCGTCGCCGCTCGCGCCAGCGCAACCACGGCCGAAGTAGCCAACCAGTTCCATATCTCCCCCGGTGCCGTGCGTGCCGCGTGCCGGCGCACGCTCAAGGCGAAGACCTACGAGCTTTTCATCGAGCGGGACGACGGCACGCGTATGCGGGTGGGGACGGTAGTCACCCATAAGGGCTTCACGGCTGCCTGCGTCGGCGCCTACCGCACCTACGGCGATTTCTTCCGCGGCCTGGAGCTTCCCGGCTGGCGGATCACCGACGGCTCCGGCAGCTGCAACACCCTCGAAACCATTCGCGAGAAGGCGTCACGGCACGAAGTGTCGTGGGACGACCTCGCCGAGCTTCCGGAGAACGTATGACCGCCAGCATCGCAATCGAGGCAGGATTTCTGCCGTCGATCGACAGCCTCATTTCGCAAGGCGCGCTCTTCGTTGCCAACCACAGTGGTGGCAAGGACTCGCAAGCGATGCTCGTGCGCCTCCTCGAAGTCGTGCCACCGGCGCAGGTCGTCGTCATGCATGCCTCGCTGGGTGAGGTGGAGTGGGAGGGCGCACTGGAGCACGGGCAGGCCCAGGCGGCGGCCGCGGGCCTCCCGTTCGTCGTGGCTAAGTCAGTCAAGACGTTCTTCGAGATGGTCGAACACCGCTTCGCGACGCGCCCCGACGTTCCGTGTTGGCCCTCTTCCTCCAGCCGCCAGTGCACGAGCGATCTAAAAAGAGGTCCCATCCAGCGAGAGATACGCCGTTACGCGAAGGCCAACGGCTTCGCGAAGATCGTCAACTGCATGGGCCTTCGTGCAGAGGAAAGCCCGGCGCGAGCCAAGCGCGACGTGGTGACGCGAAATGAGCGGGCGAGCATCGCGGGGCGTGACTGGTACGAGTGGCTTGTGATCCATGGCATGGGCATCGACGAGGTGTTCTCCACGATTGCGGATGCTGGGCAAGAGCCCCACTGGGCCTACGCCCAGGGCAACGAGCGGTTGAGCTGCGTGTTCTGCATCTTCGGCAGCCCAGTAGACATTGCAAACGGCGCAAGGCATCGCCCTGAGCTGTATGCAAAGTATCGCGAGATTGAGGAGCGCACCGGCTACACGATGCACCAGTCGCGCCGATCACTCGCGGAGCTTGTCGAGATCGGGCGCCGTGCGATTCCGACAAAAGTGGTGCTGGCCGCATGACCACCATGGACACGACCGAGTTCGAGAAGGCGTTCCGTCTGGCGTGCGTCGAGCGCGCTGCTGCCCGCGGTGCCGTACATCCGACCATCAACCCGTTCACCCACGGCGACGACTTCGCGGTGCGCTACGGGCCGTTCCTGGTCGATATCGCCAAGCGCGCGGGCCTGAGCATTCCCATGGCCCGTCGGCGCATGCGCATCCTGCAGAACGAGGGCCGGGTGCTGCGCGACGACGTCGACGGTGGCCGCACGCGCTGGTGGCTGGCCGGCATGTCCGCCGAGCTTCGACCGGCCGCGCCGCCGGCACCAGCTGCAGCGCCAGCCCGTCAGGCCGTGACGCACGTCGCCATCCCCGCGCGCCAGCATTGGAGCGACGTCCTGGGCGTGCCGCGCGACTGCTCGACCAGCGACGCCCGTCAAGCCTTCACGGACGCCCTCGGCGCCGTCCCCAAACACGACCTCGACGCGGAGCAGCAGCGCCAGCGCATCCGCGATGCCTACAACGCCCGTCTCACCGAAGACGGCATATCGGAGTACGAGTGACCATGACCACAAACCTCTACGGCTACAGCCTGGACGGTGAGACCTTCCACGGCCGTTACGCCACCCGTGACGAGGCGATCGCCGCCGGCATCCAGGACAACGCGGAAAAGCGCTACCTGAGCCCTGGTTCAGAGTTCACCACGGGGCGCCACGATGCGCCGGCGAACGCCAGCGAGTTCGTGCCGGATGTCGACGACATCCTCGAGCATATGACCCAGAAGGCGGACGACGAGTACGGCGACTGCGACATGTGGCCGGACATCGGCAAGGACGACATCTTGGAGGCGCGCCAGCAGCTGGAAGCCGCGCTGCAGAGCTTTGCCGACGCCGTCCAGGCCGTTTCGCCCCCGGCGTTTCACTTCGTGGTGGACACCGAGACGCACGTGGTGCCGGAGGCCTGACATGGATACCGAGATCCGCCCCAGGCCGTCGAACCTTCACAAGCCGCGCGTCCGCATCGTCGAGCGACGCGAGACCGTGTACGAGATCCGCCAGCCGGATTACGACGTGGTGCGCGACACCGTCGGCCAGGTCAAGGCCGTGCCGTCTGGCCGTTTCCTGAAGAGCATGACGTGCGCGGAACTCTCCGACGCGCTCGTCTGCGCACCGCGCGGCGCCGCCACACGTGCCACGTACGCGCTGGAAATGGCGGCCAACGGCTACCAGCCAATCCTGGATGCCTCGTGAAGCCCACCACCGACCGCCCCGAGGCATGCGCCATCGACGGCAAGGTCCACGTCTTCGTCGGCGGCTACCACCAGGTCATGACCCCGGAAGCCGCCGAACGACTCACCACCCAAATTACCGCTGCTGTCGCCAAGGCGAGGGCATGCGCCAGCGAGGAACAGAAGGCATGAACAACATCAAGGTCAGCGTCAGGGTCGACGAAATCGGGTGCACGGCGTCTCTCAACGTCGACCTCGACGCGCAAGGCCCGGATTACTGGGAGCAGTTCGACACGAGGGGTGAGGCGATCGAGTCCGTTATGGCCGACCTGGCGGAGAAGATCGGTGCCCAGCTGCGCCAGGAATATGACAAGCGCGATGCCATCAACCGGCGCGTGAAGGAGCTTGGCGTATGAAGCCCACCATCGACTCCAGCGCGCAGCCTAGCGACACGGCGCGCGACCTGCTCGAATCGATCGTCCTGTGGGTCGAGTCGACGGCCCTTGAGCACCGGATCCCGGCGGCGGTGAAGCATGCGCGCCGCTTTCTCGACCAGACCGAGCCTTCGCAGCCTGTAGAGGCGGTGGACGAGCGCGGGGCGTTTGAGGCGTGGGTAAGGAACCACTTCAAGTACCCGAAACTCGAAATCGACCCGCGCTATCCAGGCTACTACGCCGATAAGCTCACTGCGGGAGCCTGGGAAGCGTGGCAAGAGCGCGCCACCTTCGCCGATCCCCGCCCCACGCAGGGAGGATGGACGGTCATTCCTGACTATCCCGGAGTCGACGCCATCGTCTCGGCGCTCTACCGTCGATTCAAAAAATGGGCTGCTCGGGGATTTGGCCCTGATGACGTCACATGGTGCGAGGTCAAGGCCGACGTCCTCGCCTTGATCGATGCGTACGCCCCCACGGGTGAGCAGGCTGGGGAAGTGGTGGAACCGAAGTGGCCTGGCCCGTGGAACGGCCACCACTTTCCCGTCGATGCCATTGCCCAGGTGTTCGGCAAGGCTGCATTTGAAGCGGCCGGTCTTCTTCGCCTTGGGCCGCCGAACCACAGCGATATCGGGTTTGCCCTGCTGCAGCAACTTGGGCAAGCCGGTTTCGGCGTATGCCGAGACACCCAGCCGCGCCCCGTGGGCGTGCCGGATGGGTGGAAGCTCGTGCCGGTTGACGCCACTCGCGCGATGATCGACGCAGCGGCCCGAGCCGAAGAAGACGGCTACGAAGCCATGCACAAGGCCATGCTCGCCGCCGCGCCCACTCCGGAGGTGCGGTGATGGACAGGCTGACTGCACTCAAAGCTGGAGATACTCTGGAATTCTGGCGAAACGACGATCCGAAGTGCCCGCACTGCGGGACGGTGGTCTCCGTGTCAGATCACGAGCTATGGGCCCTGTACGAAGAGGGAGAGCACGAGGTCGAATGTCCGAATTGCGATATGACGTTCGCAGTATCGACCAGCATCGCGTACTCGTTCAGCACCGACGAGCAGGACGATCCCGAGGAATACGCCGCGCCCGCTCCGGGCAAGGGTGGTGAGGCATGAGCGGCGCCGTCGACATCCTCCAGCGGGCGGCCGGCCACATCGAGGCCCGTGCCGCCCAGCGCGACCAGGCCCAAGGCGAGCGCAGCATGGCCCGCACCGTCGCCGCCTTCAACGCCCTGACTGGGCACCTGCTCAGCGAGCGGGACGGGTGGCTGTTCATGGTCACCCTGAAGATGGCTCGGGCATGCACCACGCCTACGGGGCTGCCAGACGACTACGAGGACATGTGCGGGTACGGCGGCTTGGCCGGCGAGAGTGCGCAGGGGGTGCAGGCGTGACCGTAGCAGCCCACCGCTTCGATAACGCCAAGCGGCGTCGGCCCGATAGCCACGCGCGCCAGGCCATGCTCACCCCGGCCTACGTGCTCGAACCCATCCGCCAGCTGCTCGGCGGGATCGGGCTCGATCCCTGCACCGAGCCCGATAATCCGACTGGCGCCGATCACTTCTACTGCCTGCCCACGGATGGGTGCGCCAACGAGTGGGTCGGGCGGAACGTGTTCTGCAACCCGCCCTATGGCGAGGCACGCAACCGGTGGGTCGAGAAATGCATAGCCGTTGGCAGCACCAAGCCGGTGGTGTTGCTGATTCCCTCGCACACCGAGACGCGCATCTTCCAGCGTGCGCTGGAGTCGTGTACCGCGGTCCTCCTGTGCCAGGCGAGGCTTCGGTTCGGCGTTCTGCGAGAGAACGGCCGCCAAGAGGCAGCGAGCCACGGGTCGGCGATCTTTGGCTTTGGAGTCGACCTGTCTCCGCTGCGCGACCTGGGCACTGTGGTGAAGCCCCAAACGTGCAAGGAAATTCAGTCATGATCCTCTGGTCAAGCGCCAGCTTCGGAAAGCGCCTTCATGCGCTCCAGGGCGCCGCGGCGCGCATCTTCCCAGGCATCGTTCTGATTGTCGTGCCACGCAACGGCGTCTCCTCTCTCGATTGCCTCGCCACCGTCTGCGCTTCGGTCGTAGATGTGCCACCGGCCACGCCACTGCTCTTTGCCGAGGCTGATCCTCGCGGTTGCGTTGAAATTGGCCTGGAACTTCTCGTGAGACACCATCATGCGTGAACTCCCCATCCTGATGAATGGCGCCATGGTGCGCCTGGTCCAGATTCGCCGCAAGAACGAGGAGGCGCCCCATGGGAGCGGCTGAAGAACTGCACGCGCCATTCGACGAGGCCGAGGCGGCCCGCCGGCTCGGCGTCAGCAAAGCGACGGTGATGCGTGAGCGCGTTGCCGGCAAGATCCACCCGATGCGGATCGGGCAACGCGTGATCCGCTACACCGAATCCATTCTCGACGAGTACCGCGAAAAATGCAGGAACGCACCGGCCAAATCGGCGACTACTGGCTCAGCAAGCGCCGTGGATCGGAGCAATGGTGCCGAACGTGGTTCGACCCCGAAACTCGACAAACGCGACGCACATCGCTTGGCACAGGCGATCTTCAAGCGGCGAAGCTGATCCTGTGGGAGTGGTTCGCCAAGCACGGGCGGCTTGGCAAGCAGGAAGCGCACGAGACCAGCGTCGAGATGGTCTTCGTGCGGTATTACCAGCAACACGCTGACGGCCTGCAATCCGCGGAAATGGCGCGGGTCGCCCTGGGCTACTGGTCCGACTTTTTCGCGGGCGCTACGGTTTCAGAACTGACGCCTCAGCGCCAGCGCGAGTTCGTGGCCTGGCTCAAGGATCGCCGCACGCCGCCCCTGTCGGACGGCTACATCAAGCGCATTCTCACTGTCGGGAAGGCTGCGATGACGCGGGCATGGAAGGAGGGCGAGATCGACGCGGTCCCCTATGTCATCCCCGGAAGCGACGGCCCTCCCCGCGACGTGGTACTCACGGTCGCCCAATCGGTGGCCCTCTGGAATGCCGCGGAGCTGCCGCACGAGCGCATGTACCTGGCCCTGGCCTACGGCACCGCCGGCCGCCCGGAGACGATTCTCGAGCTGGAAAAGCGGTTCGTCGACTTCGATCGTCGGCTGCTCCACACCAACCCCCCAGGGCGGCCCCAGACGCGCAAGCACCGGCCGGTGGTCCCGGTGGGAGACTTCCTCCTGCCGTGGCTGGCAGCGGCCCCTGACGGCCCACTGGTGGCATGGAGGGGCAAGCCGATCGAGAGCTTCAAAACCGCGTGGCGGAAAATGCGGGATCGGGCGCACCTGCCGAAGACGTACGTCGCCAAGGATATTCGGCATACGATGGCCACGGAGATGCGTGCGCATGCGGTGCCCGAGGCGGAGATCGCGGGTTTCATCGGTCACCGAGCCTACGGCGGCAAGACCGAGGTGTACGCGAAGTACCGGCCGGACTTCCTCGGGCAGGCCGTCGCCGTGGTGGACGGCTACATGGAAAAGCTGCGTGCTAGTTGCGTGTTAGACCCGGGCTATCTGCCCGAACGGAAGGTACAAAAAAAGGAGCCTTGA